AGTAGCGGGGCCTAATGACGGTAAGCGGCCAACGTTCTTTGTTTGCGACGAATTACATGAATGGCTCGGCACTAAAGAGCGCGTTCACCTTGTTCTTAGCAACGGACGCGCAAAACGTAACGACGCCTGGGAACTCGCTATTAGCACTGCCGGCTGGGATACTACCAGTTTGTTGGGTAGGTTGTACTTACACGGCAAGCACGTAGCGGCTGGGGAAGAGGATGACCCCTCGTTTTTGTTTGAATGGCTGGAAGCACCGACAGAATACGAGCTAAATGACCTTGACCAGCTAAAAGCCGCTATCCGCTCCTGTAACCCAGGTGTGGACAAGTGGCTGAACATAGAAAACATACTCGACAAGTACAAAGAGCTACCGGAACATGAATTCCGTCGTTATTACCTAAACCAGTGGACCCGAGCACCACAACGGTGGCTGGCTATGGAAGCTTGGCGGCTATGTAGGTCGGATCGGCGCTTAGAAAAGGACGTTCCGATAGTGGTGGGCTTTGACGGGTCGTGGTCGGGCGACAGTACGGCTATTGTGGCTTGTACGGTAGAAGAAAAGCCCCATATGTTTGTGGTAGCGGTTTGGGAAAAGCCGGAAGGGGCCAACGATTGGCACGTAGACATCCCAGACGTAGAGCAGACAATACGAAACTTTTGTGCCAACCACGACGTTAAGATGATTGGGTGCGATCCCCATCGTTGGCAACGGTCTTTGGCACTTTTAGAGCAAGAAGGGTTACCGGTGTTTAGCTGGCCTAGTCATTCGGCCAATTTTATGTCGGCCGCGTGTCAGCAGTTTGAGCGGCAGGTAAACGCCACCAGCTTAACCCACGACGGGGACGAGCGCTTAGAGAACCACATCAACAACTGTGTAATTAAGATAGACAGTCGTGGTCCCCGTATTACCAAGGAAAGCCAGTTATCTAACCGGCACATAGACGTTGCGGTGGCGGGCGTTATTGCCTTAGACCTAGCGCAACGCCAATTGCCAGAAATTATGACGGTATATGAACACAGAGGAATTCTCAGACTCTAAAGTGTGTGCGGTATTTATCCCTCCTAACCTTGGTCTTCCCGCGACTTTTCCAGGTTTGGAGCAGCCAAAGGGAAATATTGAGTACTGTACACACAAATGCCTGTGCGGTAAGCGCTGGAATCACATTAAAGGAGAAACTTGCGCTCCGTACTGTCCAACGTGCTTGGGAAAGCACAAATAAAATGCTAATTTTCACAAAACCGAGGCCCAATTGTGGGTTATGCGGTGGTTACGGTGTTTTGGATTCGGGTAACACTCTAACTGTTTGCCCCTGCCGTAAGTTAACGGTAAAAGGAGTGAAGTAGTATGACTACACCACATGTTAGGGGTATTCCGGGTTCGCGTTGGTGGAATTTTCGCCATAAAAAACGCCGTAAACCGAGTTGGTGGCGACGTTGGTGGAAGGCATTTGTTGCCGTTTGCAAAGATATTGATTTCCGTGACGGTTTGGTGTTTTCGGGGTTGTTATTATTGAGTATTGGTGTTGGGGCAATCCGCTGGCCAATCGGTTTTATCGTTTTCGGCGTCGGTTTGTTCATTATTGGCTATTTTGGGTTGCCAAACCTCGATATACCCGAACCCGAACCCCCCAAACCAGTAGTTAAGAGGGACCGCCGTGCTTAAACGCTTACAACGTCGTCGAATACAACAGCGTTCGTTAAATTTGGACCTAGGAACACTAGACCAGTGGATGGACTGGCAGTTAACGGGTTTCCCGAACTCTTCTGGCCAGCCAGTAACAATAAACACGGCTAGAGCGCTTACTGCTGTTTTTTGTGCAGAACGCATTCTTAGCGAAACCGTCGCGCAAGTTCCCCTAAATTTGTACAAACGTGTTTCTGGTGGTAAGGAAGTTGCCGAAGATCATCCGTTGCAGAAAACGCTAAAACGTCCCAACCTGTGGCAAACCTCTTTCGAATGGCGCCGCATGATGATGGGGCACGTTTGTCTTCGGGGTAATGCCTACTCGGAGATTATATTCGACGACAACGGCTACCCGATTATGCTGATTCCACGCCATCCGGACCGTATTGAGGTTAAACAGATCAACGATCGGGAAATCGGCTATGGTCACCGTATGCCCAATGGTGTGTTACGACCAATTCCCCCAGGGGCGATGTTCCACTTACGGGGACTCAGTAGTGATGGTATTAAGGGTGATTCCTTAATTACATTGTTCCGTAACGTTTTCGGCCAAGCGGCAGCTACGGAAGAGCACGGTTCGAGACTGTTTTCTAACGGAACACAAATACCTTTTGCCATTAAGCACCCCAAATCGCTGAGTGATGTTGCTTTACGCCATTTACGGGAGTCTTTTGACTCGGAACACGTTGGTGTAGACAATTTCCACCGTCCCATGTTCTTGGAAGACGGTATGGACGTTGTTAAGCTGGGCCTTAGTGCTGAGGACAGTCAATTTATTGAATCCCGCACGTTTAACATTGGCGAATTTGCCCGTATGTTTAATATTCCCTTGCACATGTTGAAGGAATTGTCCCGCGCGACATATTCCAACATTGAACACTTGGCTATTGAATTTGTGACAATCACCATGTTGCCTTGGTATGTGCTGTGGGAACAGCGTATGGACCGAGATTTGTTGAGTGACGACGATTTCGACGACTACTACACCAAGTTCACAGTTAACGGCTTATTGCGTGGAGACATTAAGAGCAGGTTCGATGCTTATGCCGTCGCCCGCAATTGGGGTTGGTTGTCAGCTAACGACATTCGCCGGCTGGAAGATATGAATGACGTGGAACGCGGTGATGTGTACCTACAGCCGTTGAATATGATTGAAGCCGGTACGATACCTCCGGAAACCCCGCCACCTTCTGCCGCCAGCCGTGCTTATCGTGCTAGCGTGGTCGCGGAAGCCTTAAGGAACCTATTTCAGCTCGAAGACACGCCTAAAAGCTAACAATTCATGAAAACCCAGGTATTTCCCCAAGCCGAGCGCGAAAACGATGCTACGGGCCAGCTAGGGGCATTAAATGGGGCTTTAAATTGGTCTGTAAAGGCGGAAAGGACGATTTTATGGATATTAGTATCCCTGTAACCCTTCAATACCCCGGACGCACTGTTATTACCCCTTTTGGCAATAATGAGATACCGGGGGAAGAAGTAGAGGCCACAGTGGTGCTTCATATTGACGAAGACACTGCTGCCGACATACAAGAATTGCTGAAAGCGCAGTAATACGAGCTCTAAGGAGGCTTAAGTGAATAAAAACATTGAGCGGCGGACTTATGCCGTTAAAGAAATACAGTTTGAAGCAGCGGCACAGGAGAAGGACGAGGCCGGCAATATTACCAAGCAGCTTCCGTCTCGCATTCGTGGGCACGCGGCGGTGTTTAATTCGCCGACCGATATGGGCTGGTTTGTAGAAGAAGTGGCTCCGGGATTCTTTGCTAATGCCATTAAGACTAGCGACGTGCGAATGTTGTTCAACCACAACCCGAACTATGTTCTTGGTCGTACCAAGGCTGGTACGTTAACATTGCGGGAAGATGAGCGTGGGTTATACACAGAAAATGAGATGCCGGACACCCAATTTGCCAAGGATTTGGCTATTAGCATGCAACGCGGCGACATCGACCAGATGTCGTTTGCTTGGACCACAAAGAAAGACAAATGGGAAAAGATGGCGGACGGTCGCTCGAAGCGGACGTTGGTAGAAGCGGAAGAGATTTTCGATACCAGCGTGGTTACTTATCCCGCTTATGAGGACACGGACGTTACCGTAGCAAAACGTTCTCACGATATGTGGTCGTCCGAAGACGAGCAGCGTGGGGTAATCGGGTTCGCCAACCATGGGGACCTGCCGAAAATCCCCGAAGGTGAGAGCTGGGACGCTACTGAAGCCCGTGAGCGTATTGCCAAATGGGCAAGCTCGGACGGTAGCGGGGACGCAGAAAAGATTAATTGGGGCAAATACAAGGAAGGCTTTGCGTGGTTCGACACCAATGCCTTGGAAGACGCCGGTAGCTATAAATTGCCTCATCACGACATCCGCGGCGGCCAGCTAGAACACCACTGGCGTGGAGCGGCAGCGGCTATGGGTGCACTATTGGGTGCTCGCGGTGGTGTACGCATTCCTAATAGTGACAAAGAGGCCGCATACAACCACCTGCGTGCGGAATACAGCCGATACGGCAAAACCCCACCCGATTACCGTACTACTGAGGCTATGCCCGAAGAGGAACGGATGCAGCTAGCCGAAACGATTTTTAAGGAGTCTGAATTACCCGACGCTGAAGCATTAGCGGCGGAACAGAGAAACCAAGAACTAATTCTTAATGATATTGTTGGTGAAGCCAGACAGCGAGAATTAGACTTATTGACGAATTTTGTGTGAAACGGCCCGTCGTTACACGCCGGAGCGTAACACAAAAACACCGAAAGATTCCGAATTCAGTAAATACTGGACCACGGCGTCTTTTTGTATCTTTCCCTAAGAGGAGGGAAACTTTATGAATAAAGTAGCAGAACTGCGACAGCGGCGGGCCACGCTACTCAAGAGCCTGCAAGAACGCCACAACGCCACCAAAACCAAGGTCAAGGATGGTGAAAAGGAGCGTGACGGTTTTCGGGCTATGGCCGATGAGGAACGTAATGCTCATGAAGGCGAACTTCGTGAGTTAGAAACAGTTAAGATTGAACTGGAAGCGGAAGAGCGCTCGGAACAGATTAAGCGCGAAGATCTTAAGCTTCAGTTCGGTCGTGAAGTTGGGACGGAAGCGGGTGGTCCGTACCGGTCTCTTGGCGAGCAAATGATAGACGTGGCTCAAGCAGCTTATGGTAAGGGTGAAGCTCGCGCCAAGCTGTTGGAAGTCCGTGCTCCGTTAGGCTCCAATGAAACCATTGATTCCGATGGCGGATACTTGGTCCAGAAGGAATTCATTGCCGGCCTGGTTGAGCGTACCTATAGTTTGGGCCAAATTCTTCCCCGTGTCCAAACAATCAACGTTGGTGCCAACGCTAACGGTATTTTGATGAACGGATTTGATGACAACAATTTGTCTAATGGAGTTATGGGTGGCATTTTCGCCTACTGGGACCAGGAAGCTGGTACGGTAGCGTCTTCCAAACCCAAGTTCCGTCAGATTGATATGAAACTGCAAAAGATTCGTGCTCTTTGCTATGCAACGGACGAGTTGCTGGAAGATTCCACGGCTCTGCAGAGTATTATCAATGCTGGTGTGCCTAAGGCATTTCAGTTGAAGATAGAAAACTCTATTATCAATGGAACTGGCGCTGGCCAGTGTCTTGGCATTATGAACTGCGGTGCCAAGATTACGGTTCCCAAAGAGAGTGGTCAAGTCGCTGGTACGATTAACTTTTTGAACATTTTGAAAATGTATAATCGTATGATGTCGGACAATCGGTCTTCGGGAGTATGGTTTATTAATCAAGCCATCGAGCCGTCGCTGATGACGATGGTCTTTTCCACCGGTGCAAGCTCGGGCGTGCCCGTTTGGATGCCGGCTGGTGGAATTAGCGGTTTGCCTTTTGCTACGTTGTTCGGGCGACCTATAATCCCGACTATGTACAACGCCGCATTAGGAACAGAAGGCGACATTATATTTGCCGACCTTAACCAATATCTCTCGATCACAAAAGGTGGACTTCAGTACGCAACGTCAATTCACGTTCAGTTCCTGACCGGTGAAACTGCTTTCCGCTTCACGTATCGAATCAACGGCCAGCCCTTGTGGGATTTACCGTTTACTCCCCTACAGGGCGACCAAACCTATTCGCCTTACGTTACCCTAGCAACGCGTGCCTAAGCTGTGGCCTGAGGCGCGGAGCTACCGGCCTCAACAGCAGAAATCTATTAAGGAGTTTAAATATGAGTGGACTTGTTGAAAAAACCAAGATAGTAAGTGGGGGCAATGGCTTGGCGAACTCTGGTGGTGTCGCTGGCGATCGTGTTTCCATGAAAGGCTATCATCACCTGACAGTAATTGTGGATATGGCCCCGGCTTCCGGGAGCGATACCGCAGCTATTACGCTAAAGCAGAGCAAGACTGTGGACGATTCTCCCAGCACGGAAAAGGCACTGGCCTTTACGTATGCTTGGAAGAATGCTGATGTCTCTGCTAGTGATGCGTTGGTGAAAACCACGTATTCTAGCACGATTACCACGAGTAACGCAGCAAAGCATGAGATGTACGTTTTGGAAATTGAAGCAGCTATGCTCGACACGAACAACGATTTTGACTGCGTTCGTGTGGATGTAACGGATCCCGGTTCGGTGTCTACACCGACTTGCGTTACGTACATTCTTAGCGAACCGCGCTATGCCTCTCAGTTACCGCCTAGTGCGATTATCAACTAACGGTGAAGAAAAAGAAGCCAACGAAAGGTTGGTAAACTTATCCTGGCCACAGGCTATCTCTTTAAACGCAAAAGGGAGAAAAACCTGGATGGTCGTTTGTGGCCAGGAATTCTTTTTATTAAAACATTATGCAAGTTCGTTTCAAAGAAGGTCCCCGAAAAGGGCAAGTTGTCCGTATGGCTTACCACCATGCAGCCCCGCTAATTAACCAAGGCTACGTCGAACCAGTTTACGGTATGGCGGCCAATAATCCTGGGGAGGAAATCCCCGAGCCGGAAGACGCCGTAGTGGCTGCAATGGGCAGAGAACCCGAAGTAGCCATGGTAGAACCCCAGGCCGAACGCATGGTCAAGACTAAGCCAACACCTAGGAAAAAGTAGTGGCCTCTGCTTTTAGACCCAATATCGGTTTACGTCGCATTATTTCGCCGTCCCCGCCAATACCGGCGTTGGATTTGGCCGAAGTCAAAGCCCATCTGCGGATAGACTTTGACGACGAGGATGTTTTATTGCGGACGTTAATGGATGCAGCTACGGAGTACGTCGAATCCCGTGGCCGTGCCTTAACCACACAAACATGGGAAATGGTGATCGATGCATTCCCATACCGTGCGCAATATATAACCTTGCCCATTAATCCTGTGCAAAGTGTGGAATCTATTAAGTACCTTGATTCTACAGGTACAGTAGCCACCTGGACTTCCAGCGAATATGTGGTTTCAACATCCAGAGACCCAGCCCGTATTGCTCTGGCTTACAACTATTCCTGGCCACAAATTCGCAATCAAATGGACGCTGTTACAATACGGTTTGTTGCCGGCTATGGCGACACGGCGGAACAGGTACCGGAGCGGGCTGTGCAGGCAATGCGCTTACTAATTGGGCATTTGTACATTAACCGCGAAGCTGTTACCGTTATTCAAGGTATTGTCAGTTTGGAACTACCACAGGGTTTAGAAGCGCTGTTGGACTCCATTGTGGTGAGAGGATTCCGATAAATTTGTTACTGTTTGCGTTGGGACCACCACAATTTTATTGTTTCAGAACGAGTAAGTTTTTCTGTGTTAAGGACCCACTCTATGGCGTGGCCTGCACGTAAGCGGCCCAATATTTTATAGCGACTTATGCCTAATTCTTCCGCCCAGGCCGAGACGGTTTGGGTTTTACCGTTAAATGTAAGGAAGCGACAATTGGAGCGGTTTCGCCCTTGTTGGCTTGGTGTAGTCCACCGGCAATTGCCTGGTTCGTATCCTTTGTCGTTATCAATCCGGTCCAGGGTCAGGCCTGGGGGACATTCTCCCATATCAGCTAAAAAGTTAATGAACAATTGCCACCGAGGACAAACCGATATTCCTCTGTTGTAGTACCGTTGTCGGTGGTGAATATCTGTTGGGTTACAGCGGGCTTTCATAGCGGCCCAAAGTTTGTAGGTTTTTGTTTTACTTTGTCCGTGTGTAATATGAGTATTTGTTATAAATTCGGCGTAGGCGCAACCACAACTTTGGTTGTAATTGTTAATACGAGACATACGGCGTATTACCATGTTTCCACAATCGCAACTACATTTCCAAAGTGACTCTCGGTACTGTTTTGAGCCCAAATACTCAATTACTAGCAAATGGCCAAATTTTTTATTCAACAAATCCTTAGGTTTTCTAGGCATGTTAGCACCATATACTAAATACGTCCAAGGCGGCAACGATATTCTGCAAATCGTAGTAACAACCCGGTGCGACCGAAATTGTAGCAATTGTACACAGTTGTTGCCATTCCGGTTGGACTACGCTTTTATGTCCCTCGAATGTTTTGAGGAAGCGGTAATTTCTGTCAAAGAATGGCCCGGGCTGGTGGCACTATTTGGTGGCAACCCTTCGGTACACCCGCAGTTTCCAGAGCTGTGTAAGATTATTATTAAACACATAACTCCCGAACACCGGGGTTTGTGGACTAATCGGTTGTTTAAGCACGGACAAGTTGCAGCAGAGACATTTGGTAAGGGTAAAGGCCGCTTTAATGCAGGGGGTTTAAACCTCAATGCCCATGCGGACCCTATAGCAGCAGCGGAAATGGATTTTTGGTTTCCGGGGCGGGTTATTAAAGACAGTGATACCAAACCTGCTCGCCACGCGGCTATTCTTATTGACAAGAAGGATCTTGGTATCAGCGACGAACAGTGGCCGGCAATACGAGAGCGCTGCGACATTAACAGGGACTGGTCTGGGGCAATAGTACA